GCTTCATCAGCAATAATCTTTGCAATCTCTGGGTCATATCCAAGCTCAAGAAGAATTTGTTCCAAAGGAACTCCTACAGACTTCTTGCGAACTGCGATATCCCATTGATCTAATGAATCGATTGACTCAGGTGACTTCCAGTCAATATCAACATCAGCAATGATGCCTTCGACCTTAAGCATGAACTTAAATAGGTCTCTCCATGTTGAACCTAATGCAAGCTGGCGGTTAAGGACCTTCTTGAATAGTGGTGCTTCTGCTACACGCAAAGCCTGTCCTGATGGAAGGTATTGTGTTGATGAGAAGTAATGAACTGGAGTTGATGTAATTGCAGCCATGTCAGCTACAAACTCATTAACTGGATTTGTAAATGTTGATGGGTCTGCTGCTGGGAATTGTCCAACTGCTGAGACTCCTTGCAAGTACCAGAGTTGTCCTGGACCATTTTGCAATGCTCCAATGTTCTCTCTTGCTGTGTCATCTTCTGAGAAGTCATCAAATTCGTTAGATGTTCCACCATTTGATAATGCATAACGCTGTGGAGCACCCTGATAGTCTACAGTCATCATGTGAGTTGATATCAGCTTGTTTATCGCATCCTGTGGACCAAATGCATCAGCATGTTCTGGTCTTCCGTATGGCTTATTTGTTCTGAAGTGGAAAACTGGAATTTCATTCCAAGGATTGACCACAGTTTCAACCAAAGTAAGATTTGGAAGTCCATTTAGAGAATCAATCTCACCTAGACCTTCATACTTCTCAATTCTATCTGTGTAATACATGTTAATCTTGATAACTTTGCGATTAGCAGCATCTGTAATCTGCCACATCTTAGTTGCAAATGACTTAACTCGTGGATTCTCTTGATCGTATACAAGTGTAGTAGTCATAGGTGAGTTGTAGTCTATTGCTAGATTTCCGTCCATATCTGGCCACACAATTGCATAACAATCGCCATAAACGAGTGCATTTCTATGAATTTCGTTAATATCAAGCTTTAAATCTGTCTGATCCCAGATTCTGTTGATGTAAGCATCGCCTTCTGGGCTAGTTGTCTCAACTTGCTCAATTTCAAGACGATTATGTACTGCATCTACTACAGTCTTGCTAAAGTTAAACCTAAATGGCGTAACTCCTGAAAATCTTGATAAATCGTTTCTAAATAGTCTGTACCAACGCTGATGAGTAAATACTTCATCATTTGCGCCTTCATAATATGCTTCTGCGATCATATATCTATCTCTTTTAGCGATGATCTGATCTAAAGCTAGTTTAATGTCTGACATTTTATCTCCTTAAGTAGTTTAATTGTTTTGCAAATACCTTTGGAGCTGTGTTATCCAAAAAGTATAGTATTCCTGACACTACTGCGTCCAGTACGTCATCGTGGCTTACCTTTGGAAAGGACCACATTTGTTCTTCTAAGACTGGAAAATGTTGAGTATGTCTAACTTTTCCCTGCTGATAGAAGTTCAAAGCTTTACCTGCACGGATCTGCTTTGATACGGATTGTCTAATTGATTTGTATCTAACTGGTATATCTTTAAATACATCTTGCCACAAGTCTCCACCCTGGTTTGTTTCTACATATATAATACCAGGATTATAATTTTCAACCAATGCAGCAATTCGTTCTGCTAATTCAGATGGAGACACCTTTAATTGAAATGCATCTCTTACATAAATATGTCCATCTTCACCTCTGCTCAATACAGCAACACCTGTATAGTCAGAAACCTTATTCTTTGTTACCGCTGGGTCGATTGATATGATTGTATTTCCATATTCGCTCTCACCAATGATTACATCTTCATATGTCCAGAAGTTCCCGTCCAAGTTCACAGGCTTGTTCATATAGTTCTTAGCAAAGTCACGAAGGTGTCTTTGAGACTCCAGCCACTCTAGAGGCCACTTCTCAGGCCATACAGAGCGTTCTGAGCCATCTTCTGCCGTCATAATGGCTGGATAGTAGTGGACATTCACATTCTGGTCTGAAATCCACTCCAGTGCCTTCTCACGCTGGCCTTCAGAGTATTTTCTAAACTCATCCATCATAGAGTTAGGCATAGTTGTCGTACCCACAATAATCATGCGGGCATAAATATTCATAGGAGCTATGTCGTCAAAGACTGTTCGTCGTTGCTGGCCAGCTTGATATTCGGAGTAGTTCTTTTCTCCCTTTTCGATATCATCCAAAATAATGAGGTCAGGGCGTTGACCAAAGACTTTCTTACCCAGTGAGTTAGTATCAATACCATTAGCGTCGAATATAAAATCGTTTGACTGAATAATACGCCAAGCGTTTGCCGCAAGGGAACGCCCAGTTGATCCGACAATTTTAGGAGTGCATAGTTCTGGGTAATCTTCTTTGAGATATTCATTAGTTTCCAATTCATTCTTAAAAGTGAGTAAGTGCGTCTCAGCTTGAGAAGCAGCGTCTGAAAATGCAGCCACAAATTTAATATGGCCATGAGCGGCGGCCCACATAGGTAGAATCAAGAAGATCCATGTAGATTTGCCACATTCTCTAGGTGCAATAAATGCATCTCTATTTTGCTTAGGAGCAGTTGGCTTATGGATCCATGTCTTTCCATACTCAGCAAGATCCCAGTGAAATTCCGAAAGTGTGAGCTCATCTTCCATATTCTTCAAATGATGTGGCAAATAGGTCAAAGCAAAGAGCATTGGGTCATATTTAGTAAGTTCCCGTCTGCCTTCCGCATATTTCATCAATTCTGGATTAATGTTATCGTATTTTAACATAGTACTCATTTTTACTGTCCAAATTTATTTAGAGTAGCGCATTTTAAATATAAAATGTCAATTTTATTTCGGGTGGTCTCATATAATGAGATGCAATTGTCGACATATAGATATATCACTATATAGCCTTTAATGTATTCTTAATAGATTCATTCCTTATCTTGGCTTCATTAAGCATATCTACGATTGCTAGATCTGTGCCATCTTTGGAACGATTCTCATTGATATTAGTAGACTTACCTTCTATTAGATTAATCGTTTGTATAGCCTTATGTAGAGCATTTGATAGTTTAGATATATCATCTGATACAAGGGTATCTTCATATAGTGCTTCTACTGTTCTATCTATTACTGCCTGTGCCGCCAATACTTTCTCTTTATCTGTATAGAATATATCTAATTGTTTAGCCATAACAGCCAAGGTATTGGCTGTAGGCATATCTACATTTCTCTGTACATAGAACTTCTTAGCTGTGTGATATGACTTAGGATAACCCAAATATCTCATAGCTGGACCTATGCCCATTTCATTAGCTGTTTCTATAAATTCCGTTATTTGTTCATCTGTGAATACTGGATATCCCATGTTTAACTCCTATTTTTATATATATTCGCCCATTTACGGGGGCGTTCCTGGATCTTAATATACTAATACTATAATATCTGTGGATAACTTTAGTTACCTTGTGGATAACTATTTGTCTTTCTGTGGATAACTTTGCTTATCTGTGGATAGGCTTTGCCTAACTTCGTTTAACTTGTCCTTATGCTTTCTTACTTTCTTCTTTGGTTTCCATTGGTGATCTATTTCTCTTCTTATTCCATGTCTATTAGTGTCTATTATTCTTGGCATTCCGCCTCATCTCCTATAGTTCTATCAAGGAATCTTCTCATCTGAGGACTCGCTTTAAATGAAAAGCTAAATTCTTGGGTATCTGTCTCATTGAACATCTCAATGGTCATGACTAATATTCCATCTGGTCTATAGAATAAGTCTTTGGCATAGGGATATAGCTTGTATTCTCCTGTGCCTTGGCTAATAAAATCTCTTGGATCCACTAGTTCTTCCGTCCTTGCATTGTAAGTATAAGTATACATTATAAAAGAAAAAAGCCCAATAGATGAACACAACTATTGGACTTCTTTCGCCAGGGAAGGCAGTACTATGTTTGGCAACGTAGTAATATAAGTATATTAAATCATTGGACCTTTGTCAACATTAGTCCTCTTATTGCGTACTTCATGTAGTGTTAGACCACCTACACTTGGATACCACCAGCTTTTATTTCTCTTCATCTGATTGGCCTGATAGACCTCTATCCAAACGGCAATTAGGTCATCTAGCTCTTTATGAGTCAATTGCATGACCTGGTCCATTGTATGAAAGCTCCAAAAGGATTTAATAGGGTTATTTTCTTTACTGGTCTTACCTCTTAGTTCTTGTTTGGCTGTATAGCTTTCTCTTCTCTTTCCTTTATCCGACCTTGGTTGTCTTGGCATTCATTCTCATCTTTCTAGTAGCCGCCGTGCTTCTAATTCTCCAGCAAGGCTTGCAGTAAATCTGATGTTTATCTAAAGATACTCCTCTTTTGCCAAACTGGCTTATAGGCTTCTCTAAGCCACAATCACGGCATGTCTTAGACTGAGGTACCAAATCTGGCTGTGCGGCCTTCCTAGAGGCATTGTAGGCCTTGTAATAGGCACTCTGGCAGGACTTACAGTAGCTAGTTAATCCATCTGAAGTATGTTTTGAGTTTGAGTATTCTGTTGTGTCTTTAGCAATTAGACATCTGGCGCAAGTTTTCACGATTCTTGAAGTCTCCGTATTCTTTGGTTTTAATCTTATGGCAAGTTTTGCATAAGGTCTGTAGATTATTAATATGATTATTTGATCTGTCCCCGTTGATATGATCAGCCGTTTTGCGGCACTTTAAGCAGTTAGTCCTATACATTCTAGTACCCTTCTTAGTTAAGCCCTTTAAATCGGCATTCCTGCCGCATTTGCATTTAGGCCTCATTGGACACCAGCCATCCTAGGCGGGCGGCGGGGGTGGTACACTCTTTACAGTAATCAAGGAAGCGAAGGTACTTCATACAATTGTTGCAAAAGTAAATGTCACCTTGTTCTACCATGAGGTAATCCATTCCTTGACTTCTTTTGTAATAGGTTTAAAAGCAAATGTTTCGATAGAAACATTCTCATTATTAATTTCATTATTCTTTTCATTATTAGTTTCATTATTAAGTTCATTATTTGTTCCCGAATGTGAGTAGACTCTCTCCTCAATCTGATTAGAGGTACTGTTTTTATGAGAGTAGTCTATGTTCAGAGGGATTAGAGGTCTATACATATTGGAGTTATCTATCCTCCGCCAGACTTCTAGTAATCCAGCATTAACTAACTCTTTATGGGCTCTGCTCAAAGTAGAAACGGATAATCCAGTTATCTTTGATAATGTCTTATTAGATGGCCAGCACATCTCATCTTTCTTGTAATTAAAAAATGATGAAATTGCCAAGGCATCTAGCTTTGCGGATGAGGATATATTTGAGGCAAATACTGCCTCATGATAATCAATTACCTGCATTTGGTATCTCCTTTCTGGTGAGATAACCTAATTATATAATGCTATATCTTATATGTCAAGTATCTTTGTTCATGAAATGCTTATAGATCTCATGCTGTCTCTCTTCAACTCTTGTAATTTGGTCTTTGAGAGATGTGCCTGAATTAGGGATAAGTTCGCTTAAATAATGCTTAGTTAGCCATTTCACTAGTAATACTAGTTGTACTTGGATACTTATAATTCCGCCGATTATTGCTAGGATAAGTTGAAATGTTGTCATGAATCCCACCCTACAATCTTCCAATCCCCGCTTGCAATTGCATCAGCCAAGGAAAATGGGCCAGGAATCTCAGCTTGAGCAATTATCAATTCAGTATTATCTTCAGCTGTAGCTATGATTATCTCAATTGCTTCTGGATGATTTGATATCCAGTTTATTTCGCCGCTTGCACTGATGCTTATTCCTCCAAGGCCGTCGTAATCTACATCAACATTAACTGATCCATATGCCTCATCTGTTAAGCGTTCAACTAAGACTTCCTGCCCAGCATTTCCAGGCATGTCTTGGATTACTTCTGTAACAAATTTAATACACTTGTCAGTTATGTCGAATGTAGGCATTAGATATTTCCAGCAATTATCCTTGCACGGTATCTGTATCCAGCTTTTAATCCCATAGGACCAAGCAAAGGTGCTGTCTGGAATATTTGCCATTGTCCATCTACATAAATCTCTTCGCCATTCATATCCACGATGTTCTGCAAATAAGCATTAAGCTGCATCTTAGATTCGCTTTCTATTACCAAGTCTCCAAGAAGATTTACAGACAAAGCAAGAGTTACCTTAGTTGGAACTTCATCATAAACATTTTCGCTTACGCTGCCGTCTGCAGATGTAACTACTCTATACCCGTACAAATCACCAGTATATGGATATTGTTTGGTTGTATTGGCTCTCATTAAATGCGTCTCCAGTCAATGTATGTTGGCCACTGGAATATCTTTCCAGTCTTAATGCTGCGTGGCTTCTTGAATGATAAGCCTTTAGCTGCCATTACTGCAAGTGGAGCAATAAATGGAGCTGACATAGCTGTATTAAAATTCTGTACAGAATCTCCTGCTCCAACTGAGTTGGCAGCTATTTGTGTATAAACAACATCTTCATTCTCAAACATATATGCTGCTTGATATGCAGTCATCTTATCTAGAATTAGTAAGTCAGATGGGCTTTCAACATCAATTTCATCTTTGCCTATGAATATCTCAATAATAGCCTGTGCTCTTTTAATTAAAGCAATGCTTACATCTGCATCTGTATATTCTTTTACGCTGTTAACTGTTGTAAACATTATCTATACTTCCTTCCTAATTCACGAACTCTAATAGTATGTGAAGTTGTAAAATCTAATCTATCTGATGCGCTTAATTTAAGCTGAAAAACATAGTCTCCAGCATAATCAAAAAGGCTACGAGTTGTTGGCCACTCAAAGATAATTGTTCCAAGATCTTTTGCGGCTGTATTAAGAGTTGCACCTGCAAGGCTTATCTCTTCATTTCTTGTTCCTAGCATGACTGCTTCAATTGTAGTATAAGGAGAGAGGTCTATATTATTCCCGTCCTGGTCCTTTACTTGAATCGAAAGAGGTCTAGCAGGAATTTGGTCTATCCAGTATTGACTAATCATTTGATTACGTCCTCTCTTATATATAGTATTGGATCTACATGTATCAAGTATAGTACAACTTGATCTTCTGAAGCAACATTAGATCTGCTGTTGGCAAACATTCCTGCATTTGCCACCATTGCTGGTGCTCCAATTGTTGATCCTGGTTTTACAATTGTTGCTGTTGCTGTCATTGGTAAAGCATTAACTTTTCTTTCACCACTGCTAAATTGTGTTTCTTCTATTGTCGCTGTTGCAACCATAGCTTGAGCACTAAAATCTAGTTGTCTATCTGGGACACCAGCCGCATTAGGCATTTCTGCTGAAACTGCAAACGCTTGTGGTCTAAGAACAGTTCCCTCAAGAACTTCTCTGTTAGATAACCAGCGGAATCCTCTTGTAGGCATGGACGGAACTTCAAATGAAACAGTTGGATACTGCCATGAGTATGTACTAGAGAAGAATACAGAACCTTGAGGTACGCTTCTAAATGATAGACCACCGTTTTTATTTATTTTTCTTACCTTAACTGGAGCTTTTTGCAGACCGTCTTTGTTAAAATTAGTATCTAATTCAAACTCAGAACTTCTTTGTTGTAAAAGATGCATTCCATTAAGTGACCAATATGGAGTTGTATCTTCATTAAATTCAGCAGAAAGAAGTTCATCTCTTGTCTCTAAATTAATTACTCCAGTATCGTAAGCGTAGTTTACCCAATAATCGCTTATAAGTTCAACTACACCACTCTCAGCACACTTGTTAATTTCTTCAGTAAAGTTAACAAATATCTTTCCGCCAACCTGTGTTCCATCAAGAACATCACCTGGCTCAATTATAATAGACTGAGCATAATTTCTGTATGGATTTTCAATTAAATCTAATCCTCTACGAACAGTATTAGCAAATGCTGTAATAATCTTTCCAGCCTTTACATTTTCAAATGGTGTGGCTTGGTAACCAGCTCTATTTTTATCTGCTGTATTACCAGTTGATGACATAAGGAATTCATCTCCAACAGCCAGAGCATCTTTGTGTTCGTATTTTGCAAATATTCTATCTGCTCCGCCCCAACGATATTCATCTGTTGATCTCCAAAAAGCTTGCTGAGTTTTAACCAAAGCTGGGTAATCAGTAATATCTGGATGAGTATTAACTATTCTAGTTCTATTGTTCTTCCAAGTATCTTCCCATCCAAGAGGTTCACGATATTCTGGTGGAGTTGGAAGATCTGCCGCACCTTCAATTCCAAACATCTGTGTTGGTGCATATGGATCACTGTAATTACCTTGACCAACATTGTCATCCATGTCTGGAACTGTCTCAACTCTATCTACAATCTTAAGATCAAGAGCAAGCTGAGCATTTGCAACCATCAAAGATAATCCAGTATCAACTGCTGCACGAAGGCTCTTTACAAAATCTTCAAATATCTTTGATTCTCTTAAGTTAAAGTATGAGTCAACAACTTCAGCTCCACTAAATGCATCTTTTTCATTAGGATCGTTAGGATAGTT